TTTATACATAATTTTACTTATTCTTGTGCGTGGCGACCGTAGGGAGCCAGGTTTCGCTTGCATAATGGCTATTTTTATGGTATTTTAATAGGGAGAGGCGGGAGGGCTAGGCTCAAGCAAGGTCGAATCAGCACAAACGAACAACCTGTCGGAGCACTTTGCATCGATTTTCGACTTTCTACTGGCGCAAGCAGCGCAACGAAAGACACTTTCACATTTCTACTGGTGCAGCTGCACACTGCACATAAAAAAAGGGGAGCTGACGCTCCCCATTCCTTGCACGAAGTGCAATTTAGTTAGTGAAGTGGGCTAAAAGTCTAGTGATAGCCTCTTTTGTTGCCCCCTCTAAACCTGCAACGTCAACTCCTGTTTGCTCCAAGTCCTTTAAAAGTTCCTTTTTAGTCGGACCTAAAACCTTGTTTGACTTTGCCTTTGGTTTAGCAACATAGACACCTTCTCTAACCAACTTTGACCTTACGCTTCTGACTGATTTGCCGATGCCTTCAGCTATCATGTCAATGTCTTGACCAGCTTGGTATTGGTCAACAATTTGTGCAACCTGGGCTGCTGAGTAATTTGGTGTTTTCATATTTTGGTTCTCCCTTTTGTTTGATTGATAATTATTTATACGATATTTTTGAGCGAGAAGCAAGTGAAAAGTGAAAGTGAGACTAACTTTTTTTTTACGTGTCAAAGTCATTTTACGCTTGACAACGGGCAGCAAAGTGTGGTATAATAGTGGCGCTTCGCGCGCCAGAGACTAATTAACAAGTTAACGATTGGCCGCTTCGCGGTAGGACTTCTACTTCACTTTTTCACTTTTCCACTGGCGCAGGGCGCCATTTAAAATCTACTTTCTACTTTCTACTGGTGCTACGCACGGGTAATATGGAAGTGGTATGGTTTATGAGAATGATAATGAGTCGCACAATCATTCGCAGGGGGCCAAAAGTTAATTAGTTGGTTTAAGAGTAGCGCGTAAGTCTTTGTTTTTATTGACAAAATCGTGGCCTCCGGCCATGGCCATTGGTGGCCCCAAAATTTGCGTCGTGTCAAGCAAAAATTTCGTTTTTGTCAACCTTTTTTTAAAAGTCGTAGCTATCGTCGTAAACTTCGCCGAAGTCCTCCCATTCCTGCGCCCAATCAGGCTGTCCGTCGTTTTCCTCGCCTGAACATTCAGGGCAAATTGTTATATCGCCTTCAGTTTCGTTTGCGATATATTCGCAATCAGCGCAACCCTCAGTTGCTGGAATAAATTTTTTAGGCATGAGAACCCCCTTCTATTGTTGGATAAATTGTAGCAATTCCGTTTTTATGGTCTAAATAAGCAAGACCTAATTCTAAACCAAATTCTTCGTGGTCTGTAACATATAAATCAAAAGCCCAAAAACCTTTTAAGCCGTCATACTTAAAATTTTTTAGGTCGCGAAGTTTTGCGTAATGCTCAATAGCATCACGCATGATTTGATTATTAAGCATTTTGTTTGCCTTTCTCTTTTTGTGGCTGATTAAAAGAACTTGATTTGCGAACTCCAAACTCGTCATAATCATTAGAACTAAATGGCTTTGCAAATTTTTCTAAAGTGCTAAATCTTTTAGAAAAATCTCTGCGATTGTGCAAAGTTGCAAGAGTAACATTTGAGCGAAAAATTTTTGTTTCTTTTGTCATTTTTAAAACCTCGTTAAATTATTGTTATATTATATATATGGGGATTAAAACCGAAATTTCAACCCCCAAGATTAAAAATTATTGCTTTTTTTCAAAAGCAGTAATTAAGTCCAAAATGGAAACTTTGGTAGCTCCCAAAAGTCCAACAGTTGGAAAGTCAACCAATTCATCAAGAGTTTTTAATAACTCTTTTTTTGTTGGCTCGTCAGACTTTCTTGAAGTCTTTTTTTCTTGGGCAATATAGACACCCTCACGAACTAATTTAGACCTTACAGACCTAACAGATTTTCCGATTGATGTCGCAATCTCATCAACAGAATTTCCATTTTGATAATCTTCTATGATTTGAGCAGTCATAGAAACGCTATAATTTGGCTGTTTCATAACATTTTTTCCTTTCATTTTTATGTTATTAATTAAACTCATAATACTAATATAATCATTATTTCGTAAATGTCAAGGGTGGCAAGTCGTTTTTTTTCACTTTTTTATTCAATAAAATCAATGACTTATAAAAAAAGTTTATTAACTTGTTAACTAATTTTTAGGATTTTGCTGATTTTGACATACAAAATGTAGGATTCGTTTTTCGCCCTACCCACAACATCTTGTAATAGTTTCAAATGAAACTAAAAAACCCTTTAAAATCAACGACTTAGCGTCGCGGTGGCCAAAGGCCATGTGGCCATTTTTCATGGCCGCCAAAATTTTCGCCAAGTCAACCTTTTTTTGTCGCTTGGCGAAATTTTTTTTGGCTTGGCTATCCAAAAATTAAATAGCCAATACCTAATAAAATTGTTATATCGCAAATTATAGAATAAACGATATATAGTTTAACCATTAAGGCGAAAATTTTTTTCTTCATGGCAAACCCTCCTTTGATTATGGCAAAGCCAATTCTTCTGATTCGTATTTATTTAACTCGCTTTCATAAATGAAAGATTGAGCATTACATTTCCAACGAGCCATATCGTCTGGAATTTCAATTCCTTTTTTTCTTGAGTAAGTAACACATTCTTTTGCTAGTGCTAACTTATCAAAATTTAAAGTATAAACTTTTTTATATGCTTGAGCTATGCAACCACTCGCTTGAGCATGGGAACAATTAAACCATTCACTATGACCACTTGAGCAAAGATGTCTTTTATATCTATCGTATTTAATCGGCTCAAATTGTCCATACTTAACCAAAGCATACATTTGGGCAAGGTGTTCTATTAGTTCGGCAAAATCACGATTCCCTAATTTTTTAAAAGTTTGCTTTAAAATAATTTTTTCGTCAATATCTTTTGAACGTCTAGTGGGGTCTGAAGATATGCCGATTTTGTGAGCAGTTGGATAATCTTGATGACCCATAACATAGATGAAAGCGTCATTATAATGATTGTTCCAAAGTTTTGAAAATTTAGCCATTTTTTAAACTCCTATAATTAATTAGCTATATTATATATATGGGGATTAAAATTTTTATTTCAACCCCTAAACTCATTTTTTTTTACATTAATTTAATTAAAATTAATATTTGTAATCCAATAATAATTATTGGGCAAACTGTTCTAATCAATTCCATGATATGTGAAATTGCTTTTAATTTATTATTCATAATTAACCTGCCTTTCTGACTAATGATTGAAAATGAATTTCTTGGACTTTTTGAAAGCCTTTTAATAAATCGCTTTCATCAACCCAATGAAAGTTTTTAAAGTGAGTGAAAGCAACATCTGAAATCTTGTTAGGCTGAATAGTCTTACAAGTGCCGACTGCGTAAACAGGTTTATTGAAAGCAAAAGCCATGCCGATTTCAACCAACGCACCTCGTTGTTCTTCGTTCATATCTTCGCAATATAATAAAACGTAATCGCAATCTCTAACATCTTCGTAACAGATTTGCCAAAGTTTAGGCTTATCATGTAAAACGATTGGGTGATTATCATCTAAATCAATCCAACGTGCATTGATATTAAAACCAAGCTCTCTCATTTCTTGAAACTTGGTATTGTGCCAAACTTTTCCAGCACTATAAATTTTGAAATTTCTATTAATCATTTTAAATCCTTTATTTAAGTTATTTTTTATCATATATATAGTTATATATCAGTTTTGCGAATAAGTCAAGCTCTTTCGTAAGTCATTGAAATATAAGGGTTTTTCGGCGTGTGATTTTCAATTTCTAGGCACAAAATGTAGGATTCGTTTTTTGGGGTAGGCACAATATGTTGTAATGGTTAACTTGTTAAAGAAAAAACCCTTTAAAAACAAAGGGTTAGCGGCGGGGGGCCATACGTGGCCACGACCTGGCCAGGTGGCCATTTTGGTGGCGCGTTTTGAGAATGGTTCGCAAGTTGAGAATGATTCTCATTCGCATCTGCGAGGGTTTTACCCCTCGTCAGAAAAATGGGTATCCCATTCTTCAGGCGTTATGCCTGTCATGAGAAATTCCCTATCATCAGGCGAGATGTTAGGCATAGCGTTTTGAATTAAGACGCCTGATTTCCAAGCGTCTAGTTGTTCCTGTGTTACAGGAATTTCTCTAGTGTGGTCTTTCATAGAGATAGGGGAAAATTTAGAAACTAACATAATAAAAACCTTTCTTAATTATTTTTAGTTGAGTGAATTGACATAGTATTATTAATAACAACGAAACAATCGGTATGAACACCTAAATAAATTTCATTGTATTTTGAATGAACCATTTCTTGAAAAACTTTGCAAGTTTCCCAATCGTTAAAATTGTGTTCAAATGTTGTGTCTGGGTAGCCATTTAGACCACCCTTTAAAATTGCCATGAATACGATAAATTCTTTCATTTTTTAAACCTTTTCAAGTTGATTAATTAAAGTTTGTAAAGCATCTTCTTTGCCTTGTGCTTTGTCGTTATAGTCTATTGAAAACCATTTTGGACATTCGTTAAACATATCTTCTTTGTGAAGTGTAACCTTGTCAAAAGCTGATAAACTTTTTCTGTCATTAGATGAAAATTTCCAATATCTCAATGGGTCAACCTCTCTTGAATTTAATCTCAAATCTTGATTTTTTCTTGAGATTGATAACCATAATTTAATAAATGTAACATCTTGCATAATTTCCCAATCAACAACCTTGTTCATAAAATTTTCATATTGCTTTTGTGAACACCATTCCATTATTGGCTGAAGTAATGCTCTTGAATAATGCGACCTATCATAAAAAACAATAGTTGATTTTTTAGGCATTAACAATTCCCAAGATTTTAACCAACAAGCCATTTGTTTTTTAGTTGGCATAAATGATGGAACAACAGAATAAGTATAAGGTGGTAAATATTGGGTAAATTCTCTGATAGTGCCTGATTTTCCAGCACCATCTCTGCCCTCAAGTAAAACAGCAACCTTTTTGCCTTGCTTGTGAATTTGCTCGGCTAGTTGGTTTAATCTAATTAAGTTGTCTAATTTAGTCATGTTTAAAACTCCTTATATATATTAATATAATCATTATTTCGTAAAAGTCAAGGGGGGTAGGTCATTTTTTTTAACTTTTTTATCCTTTAAAAACAATGACTTAACAAAAAAGTTGCTTAACTTGTTAACTAAAAAACCCTTTAATATCAATGACTTAGCTCGCGGGGGCCACGGTGGCCTTGTGGCCATGGCCAACTGGCGCCGACCTGCGAATCATTCTCAGCTTGATAATGATTCTCATTATCAATTATTTTGCTATAATTTTTCTTTTATTATGGTCAAAATAATAATTTTTAACAGCATAATAAATTCTTCCTAGTCTTTTTTTATCGTAAAACATCATTCTAAATTTAGTTATTGTTGGCAATTTTGTTGCCGTATAAGAATCAATTTTTTTTATCATATCTAATTTAGTCATGCTAATAACCCCCATATTGAAAAACCTAAAACAACATTTGTTGTAAATAATAAACTTTTATCTTTGTGTTGTATGCTATGGACTATCCAAAACATAGAAGCAACAACCGAAAAATACATTGCGACTTCACGCGGATAGCCAAGCGATAAACTAGCCATTTGTAAAATAATTAAAACTGAACCAATAATACCAAACATTTTAAACCTCTTTATATCCAAACCAAGCGAAGATAAACCCACTCATAAACAAACTAATTGTTAAAGCTTCTCTTAAATAAAATGGGTTTAAACTATCAACAGTAATTATCCAAATTGTATAAGAAGTGAAGAAACACCAAAAAGCAAAAACATAAATTAAAAATTTAATAAATAATCTCATAATAAACCCCTATGCAAATATTATATAAATTAAGCTAATTTGTGCCATTAGCACGAAAAATAAAAAACATTCTAAAAATAATTTAAACATTAAACTAACCTTTCATTTAATTTTGTTGGATTGAAAACTTGAACACCGATTTTAGAAACTTCTTTTTTAACTTCTAAATTATCGTCAAACATAACTTTGTTAGCTTGTCTAAATGGTTTTAGATTAAACAAACTTGATAGTTGTTTTCTTTTTAAAACACCATCAGCAACCATGTTGCCTTTAGGTCTGGAAATAATTTTGTCAGGACAAATTCCATTTTCCATTAAAAATTCATAATCAGCATAACTCATATTTCTAGCTGTGTGAACAACGACATAATCGCCTTTTTTCTGTCTGCGTCTAATCTGCAAAGCTAAAGGCAAAACTTTATCAGCAAAAATTTTGCTAGGTGTAGAATTTTGAAACCATTTATTTAAATCAAGATTCCCTTTTGAATCTGTATTTTGTCTGTGTGAACTATCTATTGTAGTCCCATCTAAATCGAAAATTGAAATTTGTTTAATCATATTTTTAAATCCTTAATTAATTTATCTTATATAATATATATAATGCTTATTAGTGTAAATGTCAAGGGGTGCAACCAATTATTTTGCGTTTTTTTCTCCTTTAAAATCAATGACTTAGCAAAATAGTTGTTAACATGTTAACTAATTTGCCCTGTATGTTTGCCTTTTTTTGTTCCTGTTTCGTTCTCATTGTAAGTCATTGATTTCATTGGGTTTTTTCGGCGGGGGCCATAGGTAGGGCGGTTAGCAAGACTATGTGTCTTTGCCGTGCGATTTGCACACTCACACGGCCTCGACCCGATACTTCTCAAAAAACAGGTATTCACTTGACATCCCTTAAAGGGAGTAGTAATATAGACTTGAAATCTAAAAAGAGTTTTAGACGAATTTGAAAAAATTTTTTGAGGGAAGAAATGGAAAAATTCAAATACGGACCTTTGATATGGAATTGTATCAATGAAGATGATGAGAGCGGTAATTTTTATTGGAATGGTGACCCACCTGTAAAGTATGATGATATGAACATTCCAGTGGATGAAAATGGTTTACAGTGTTTACCCGTTGAGTCACCAGTTCACCCCTCTTGGACAGCGAATAACGTACAAAAAGAAAAAAACGATTTTTTAGGGTTCGATATACCAAGTATTAAGTCTACTAGAGAGTGGTTTAATGAGAATTTTTTGATAGTTACTGACAGACAGTGTAAGAAGTACATTATTAGATGGATAAAATTGCACAGAAGTGGTGAACCTGGGTTTTTTAGCATGGTTAAAGATGCTTCCTCTCTAACAGATATGATGGATAGAATATGGCCACAAGACGAACACAAATAATTAACGCTCTAATTTCGCATTTAGCAACAAATACCTCAATCCTTGAGGACAACATCTCACGCAATTATCATGTGTTAGGGGAGGTAAATGATTTTCCTGCTCTAACTATGATTCCTCGTGCAGAGGTTAGAGACCACAGAGGGGCTGGGCGAAAAATCGCCACGTTTAATATACAAATGCGTGGATATGTGCATGACGGTGATGGAACAGAAATTATTAGCGTAGCTGAAGATTTAGGTGAAGAGATAGAAGACGCTGTAGAAACGTTTGCGGCCTCCGCCCGCACCCATGAAGTGGAAGAAGCAGTAGTCACGTCATTCAGCACTGACGAAGGACTCTTCGCACCTTATGGAATTGCAGACTTAGAGGTTGCTATTTCTTATGAAGTGAACATATAATGGAATATTTTTTGTTAACTGTTATCATATTTATGAGCTTTGTGACCGTGGGATTAACTTTAGCCACTATTAACAAGCCTATCAAAGGCTCGTGTGGTGGTTTGAATTGTAGGTGTAAACATGACAAATAATAACACAGCTGTGACCACCTCGGTGGACGCGTTAAATAAAACTCTCGAGGCTCCAGCGCTTGACCCAGTGGTTTTAGCTTTAGCAAACGATTATCTTAGCGGAAAAGGTGTGACCGAGCTGGCAGATGAATATGGAATCAGCGAAGACCGTGTGACCTCAGTGATTGAAAAGAAAGAGGTCAAAAATTATATTGATTCAGTATTTGCTACTCAAGGATACTTGAACCGCATCAAGCGAATCAATTTAATTAATCAGGTGATTGACCAAAAAATTCAAGAAGCGGTCGAGACAGGTATCTATTCCAAAAAAGATCTGCTTGATTGGATGAAGCATTTGCAAGAGGTGGAAACCTCGTTAAAGCCAAAAGCTGCTCAAGGCCCACAAGTGGCGATCCAAGTTAACAATTATGATAAGTTGATGAAAGACCTTATGGAATGAAACCCTATGGAAATAAGGTTTTAATAGTTCAAGGACTTACAGAAAAGAACATTGAACCAACTTTACTAAAACAATTTTGGCATCCTTGCATGGCAACTGTTAAACGTTGGGCTGAACGTAGCGGATTTGTCTATAAGTATTTTTCTGACCGTCGCAATGAGGAGTTTGATATTACTCCCTGGAATACAAAACGTAGAGCAGATCGTGATCAAACTACTATTAATCAATTTCATAAATTACAGTGGATGGATGGCTGGTCAGACTATGACTTTGTGTTTTGGATTGATTCTGACTGTTATGCATGGGGCGATCCACAATTCCAAATTTTTAGCACTGTAACCAATCCTTCATTACTTTTTTTATATAATGATGAAGTTGTTTTACGACGTTGGCGTAGACCTGTTATGAGCATTTGGGGAGGTCATCAAAGTAAAGTACAAGAGGCCGTTGATTGGGCGCGTTACCAATTTGAAAACCCTGATGACCAAGATGAGATAGTCCAGGCACTGCGATGCCTTAACCGTTATCCCCTTACAAATGATGATAATTTAAAAGGAATGGCTTCTGATTTAACTGAAGAAGTGTTTATGATAGGTTATACTCACCCACGAGAAGATGAATCAATTATTTTTTTAACAGAGGGACAAAAATTTACTTCAATTGGAAAATCTTCTGGATCATGGACTCATGATTCATTTGTTCACTTTGGTGGAGACACTAAACATAGACAATTAACTCGATTCCGTGCATATTTAGCATATATGGCACATATAAGCCAAGCCACTCCTAAAGATTATGGAGATGAATGGTCTTATGAACATATAAGATCATCAATTTTTCCTCCAAATGATTTATAACGAGGTAAAAAATCGGCGAGCGCTTCGCGCAACAATGAAAACGATGGGTGACCCGCGCCGCGATTTCAAAAAAAATAAATGACAAAATGTATAATATCTATTATCCTGATAATATCATTAATTATAAACGATGCAGATCAACTAAGACCGCGTCCAGCTGGTAGACCCAAGGAGGAAGAGTATGAGCCAACAACCAAAAGATAATGCTAACGAACCCATTCCTGTACTAGGATTTAGACCAAATGCAGGGCATCAAGTTCCCTTTACCACTTCTACTTCCAACACTTCACCACGTATTTCTAACTCAACTCGAGTAGTAACACTTTACTCGACTGAAGATGCGTTTTTTGAAACTGCCACTGCTGACTCTGTCGCAGCAAATTCAACCAACTCTCACTTTTTACCTAAAACAGTGCCTTATGATGTATCACTTGGCCCAGAAGTTGTATCAGAAAATAATGACCGTTTTGTCGCTGTCATAGGAAGCACTTCAACAGGAACTCTATACATCTCTGAAAGAGACTAATGCCGACTAAATTGAGGCTGGGGCTATCTCTCAGTTCAATCAAACGAGTATTTGCACCTGGCGATGAAGGTAATAGACTTCTTACTCAAGCATTAGAAAATCTTACTACACAAAACGGTCAATTTATTGTTAAACAAAGTGAAACAATCACTGGTGGTTTTGAAATTGCTGACGCACTTCTCACTCAAGATGGTAATTTTATTGCTCTTAACCAGAACATTTTTCAATTACTTGTCGCAAATGGAGATGTAGCAGAGGATGAGGTTGCTGGAGTTGCTTTAGACTTTTTACTCTCACAAGCTAGTGAAGTAATTATAACACAAGATGATAAACAAATTGCTTTGAACCATGATCCTGAAACTACAGGGGATACTATAATTACACAAAGCGGATTATTTTTGCACACTCAAGATGGCAAAGGGATTATAACTGAGCAAGCAAGTTAATGAATATTTTTAGTTGGACACTGAGTGTGTATTGTGTTTTAATTATGGAAACTAGGTATTTTATCTAAAAGGAATTTTGAATGGCTAATGTAAAGATTACCGATCTAACCGCCTTGTCTGCAGTAGACGTAGCATCTAATGATGTTCTTCCCATTGTTGACATTAACGTTGATCAAACTAAAAAAATTGCTATCTCTGAGTTAATTACTGCAACCTCTGCAGCTAATGACTTCACTACTTTTACACAACTAAATGCAAACCTTAATGTGCTAGATGCAAATGCAGATGCTATCGAGGCTAGACGAGTTGCTAACGTAACCGTGATGACAGATGAAGATACTGCTCTTCAATCAAGATTAGCTACTAATGTTACAGCTTTTACTGCTGAAGACACTGCTCTTCAATCAAGATTAGCTACTAATGTTACTGCTTTTACTAACGAGGACACAGCTTTACAAGTAAGAATAAATGCAAACTCTTTGTCAGCCGCTTCAAATGATTTTATAACTTTCACAAGATTAAATGCAAATATTAATGTAGTCCAAGATAACGTAGCTGGACTTACATCTACTTTAACTATCCGAGGGGATAATGCAGCAGATGACACTGTAACCTTAGGTTCAGAAACTTTAACTTTTAAGGGTGATACTGGAATAACAACATCAGTATCTTCAAATACAATTACACTTGATTTAGATGACACAGCAGTTACAGCTGGGTTGTATGGTGGTGTTATCGGAGCAGTTTCTAATGTTCCTGCAATTACAATTGACGCTACTGGTAGAGTTACTAATGCTGCTAATGTTCAGATTGCAGTCGATCTTTCAACTCTTGAAGGAAATGTAAATACCGTGAGTAGTAATGCAGCTGCAGTGGAAGCAAGAAGAACTGCTAACATTGCTGGAGCAATTTCAACAGTTTTAACTGCTGACTTAACTGCATCAAGAGCCATGGCAACAAATGGATCAGGTAAAATAGCTGTTTCAGATGTTACATCAACAGAATTAGGGTATTTAGATGGAGTAACCTCCGCTATCCAGACACAGTTAGACGCTAAGTCTACCACTTCTAATGCAACTGCGCTTGCACTAGAGGACGCAGGTTTACAGTCCAGATTAGCTACAAATGTTACAGCGTTTACTAACGAAGATACTGCACTTCAAGCCAGAATTACTGCTAACAATA